TTAAGCAAAGGCGTGGTGGGCAACCACGATGGCCTGCGTGTTGATTAGGTTGGCGGCCATCTGGGTAATTGGGATCGTCACCTGCGCCTCGATGTTGGTCCAATAGGTCAGTGCGCTTGCCTCGGATCCGGCTGCAGCCAACGCTGAGGCATTGGCATCCAGCGCCTGCGCCAGTGCAGCCGCTTCGGAATTTGATGCAGAGGTCGCGTATGTCTGCGCATTTCCCGCAGAGGTCGCCGCAGCCAGCTCAGATGCTGCCGCAGTTGCCGCGCTGCCAGAGGCGCCAGCCGCCGAGATCCCAGCCGCAGATGCCGCAGTGGTGGCCGTTGCTGCGTCCGTGCTGGCGCTTGAGGCACTTGCAGCCGCAGCCGTCTGAGAGATCAATGCAGCCGCTGCGCTTGCGTTAGCATTCGACGCAGAAGCCGCCGCATTCGATGCTTCGGTCGGCGCCGCAATAATTGCTGCCATGTTCGTATCTGCCGCCACCACCGAAGTGATTTTGCCACCCACCGCATTAACATTCGCAATGCTGCCGGCAACCGTCCCGGTGTTATTGGCACCTGCAAGATCTGCAGCGACCGTGTTGATGTTTGTCGCGTTGCCGTTCACTGCGGTGACTGCGGCAATGTTCCCGCCGACAGCGTTCACATTCGCAATCGATCCGGCAACCGTACCGGTATTGTTTGTCCCGGCAAGATCCGTGGCGACAGTATTGATATTGGTGGCATTGGCGTTTACCGCCGTAATGGCAGCAACGTTGCTGCCGACTGCGTTGACATTGGCTATATTGGTGGAAACGGTCGTCACCGCCGTTATGCTGGCCGCAACCGTGCTAATGTCTGCAATCCCGGCCGCAACCGTGCTGACGGTCGCAATGTTCGGGCCAGCCTCGGCGTCGCCTGTCACCTCATTGAAGGCCAACATTGTGCCTGCGCGCGCTGACGCGGCAGGTAATACCAGGCTAGGCGCGGTGTCGGTTAGCGGCGCCCGCAATGTATAGCTTAAGGCCAGCTCGTTCTGTTGCGCAGAAATCGCAGCGCGATCCAGCGCGTCGTTGATGACCGTTGGATAAAATCCGCCCTGGTTCGTCAACGCTGCCGGTTGTAATGATTGCGCCGCGCTGACGATGATTAAATTTGTACCCACCGGCGGCGCTACCGCTGCGGTAATCGACCCACCTGGGTTGGCGTTTTGATCGGCGTTAAGCGCAACCGTATAGTCTGCATTCAACACCCAGGCGGTCGCAACCCCGGTGGCGGCAACAACCGCATACACCGCCAAATCACTTGCCTGGAATACCTTATAAGTAAACGCAAATACATTCGCGGCGCCATCGCCAACGTACGGCCCCGCCTTGCGTGTCGTGCTTGCAATCGTCATATCGCATGCTCCTGTGGAGTTTCTCTAAGGCTATCTGCCAGGCAGCCCAATACGCGCACCCTATTTCTTGGGTGGCCCAACTACCGGCGCCAGCGGATTGTTTGTTTCACCATCGATGATCGCCCGAACTCCATCCACCGTGCGGGCCACTTGGCCTGCCGGGTAATGAAACAGAATCCCCGCAACATTGTTCGTGGCTTTCAGGAAGGCGGCATCAACTTCGCCCTGGTTGATTTGTTGTGCCAAACGCTGCATTTCCGCGAACAACCTTGCCCCAGCCGGGCCGCTATAGCCCTGCCCCTGGTAGCCAACCCCAAACAATGCCTGGCCGGCAGAAGTAAGCTCGCGCAACCCCACAAACTGGCCCATCAGGAAGCTGATCTGCTCTTCCAGCATTTTCTTGGCCAGCTCTTCGCCATCGTCATCGTCGCCGCGCAATAAGGATTTCAGCAGCATGGCCGCAACCGTAGGCCATACAAACAGCAGGACATAATCGCCGGCCAGCGCCGCCACCTTGGCTGGGTTTTTGAAATCCGTGGCTTTGGTTTGATCGACCGCCAGGTTCAAGGTCACGCTAAAAAATGAATAAAAGTTGGTCCACAATTTTTGCAATGGGCCGCCGCGCTGGATCCGAGCCAGGTCTTTCGTTTGGCCACCCCCCTGAGAATCGATTACCGCCTGATCGGCCATGGCAATCGCCGCCGCCTCGTCAGTATTCGCCGCCATCGCCTTTTCATAGGCACCCAGCCAGGTTGGATAATCAACGGTCGCCTGGAGCTTTTGAATCAGCATGAAGTACGAGGATTCCAGCAGCTGCTGTTTACGGCTTTTAGCCGTCATAATCTGGTTTTGGATCTCGTTAATCTCGCGCTGCATCGTGCGGGCGCGGTTACGCATGAACTCAGACTTATCCTGGATCTCCTGAGCCTTCGCCACCGGGTTGCTATAAAACTGCCACAATCCCTTGCCGATCCAGCCAGTACCGACGCGCACCATTGAGTTACTGATCCCCAGCGGCTGCAGCAATGCGGTGGTCAGGTTCCAGCCCAGGCCGGCCACGGTTGTCCCTGTGCGGACATGATTGACGGCGCGCTCCCAAGTATTGCTGGCGCCCTGCTCACCGCGCGCGGTATCCAAAATGGCATGGCGGATCTCGTCCATATACTCGGCGCCATAATGCTGCCGGATTGCTGGATCCAGGCGCTTCAATAACCGGTTGGCATCAATCAGCCACTCATGAAACGCCAGGTCATGGATCACCTCATTGGCGCCCTGCCAGATGCCGTCCATCGACAGCAGCAGCGGCCGTCCCTTAATCTCAGCCGAGCGGGTTTTGACAAAGCTGCGCCGGGTGGTGGATGCTGTATTGGCGGCGCGCATCATACTGGCCGCCTCATCTTTCGCGGCCATCTCGCCGGCCTTGCCGGATTGCCTGATGTCATACTTAATTGGGTAATAACCGCCACGGACATTTAGCTCCTGGCCATCCGCCGTGCGAATTGTGAACGGCGCCGGTTCCACCCAGACGGGTTCCTTGCCGTAGATCCGCCGTTCCTTGGCGGCCACTTCTGGGCGATAGGATTCAAAGAAATCCCAAACGTCCTGGACAAAGCCCCATTCCTCAGCCGTCAGACTATCCAAGACCGGCTGCAGGTTGTATGCCGACCAGTTACGGCCATCTAATAAACGCTGGCGGTTCCCCTCGTTACCCCAGTTCAGCGCAATCGCCAGGCGCTCGCCACGGTTCAGATTGCGGCCAATCGACGGGAAATATTTGCCTTTGCCGCCCATCCGCTCACCTTTCAGGATCGGCTTGGCCAGGTCGTATAGCTTGGTCGTGGCCTCCGCCCGCATGCTGGCCTCGCGGTCACCGGCTTCGTTCATGGTGCGGATCAGGTGTTCCCACATCGGACCATACTTATAGCCGTCCATTTCATAGATCATATTGGCCATCTTGCGGTGGATGGCCATAAACCCCTTGCCGATCGCCTTGGCCCGCGACAGCGCTTCGTTGCGGATCTCGTTATCCACAATCCGACCGCCTGAATTCTTTTCAATCTCCGCCGTAAGATCAGCCACAATTGCATCCAGCTCTCGCTGATCGCGCGCATTCAGCAAGCGCTTCTTCATACGGCCCAGGTGTTCGATTTGCTGCACGCTGTCCACCAGACCACGGAATTCCTCCATGGTCAGGTTTTTGTAATGCTGCCGGTTTGATTCCAGCAGCAGCCACTCCGGCAGATCCGGCTCGACGCCCGCTTCTTCTTGCGCGGCCACCCATTTAGCCAGGCTGGTGCGGCGGTCAATCGCTTTGAGGCTTTGCCCCTTGCGCAGATCGAAACGATCCAGAATCGCGTCAATCTGTTCGAGGTATTCCAGATTAACCTTGCTGCGGATCGATTCCTTATTAAACTTGCCCAGGTAGCGAATGCCCTTTTCCACTTCGTCCATGGCGTCATACGCCGCCTGGGCCGCATAGTGCTGAATCACCTGGTTGCGTTTTTCTGCAGCTTTGACATTCAGGTCGCTGGCCTCGGCCGACGCCTTGGCGGCCCGCACCTCGGCACTCACATATTGCGCCGGTTTAACTTCGCGCACGCGCAGGCGGGCAATCATGTTGGCGGCAAATTCCCTAGCCGCATCCGCCAGGATTTTTTGTTTACCGATAGCCTGAGCCAACACATTGGCTTCCGTTGCCAGCATCTTGCCGCGCAGATCGTTATGCACCGCCTGGTCCGCAGCTTTCTGAATCGCGTCCGGGCTGGCCAAATCACCGTACATCTCTAGCATCTTCGCGTCCGTCAGGCGCTCTATCTCGGACTTTGGATCATTCGCCTTTGCCAAAAGATGAACCAACTGATCGCCGGATCCGATGCGGATACTGGGCAAGTCCGCCACCAGGTCCGGGTGCAATCCATCAGCCGCCACCATTCCGCGGGCCTGCAGGATCTTGATCTGGTCATCGGTCAGGCTGGTTTCTTTCAACGCATGCGCATCCAGGCGGCCGGCAATAATGGCCGTTAGGTTAGGCACCTGCTCGCCTGGGCGCATCTGATCAAACGCATCCGGCTCATACGCATTCGAGTATTGGGTATCACCGGACAGCTCGGCCGCAAACTTTTCCTCAAGCTCGCGCACATCGACCTTGCCATGCTCATCCGGCGTGAGGTAGCCATATTGGCTTAATGCCTCGGCCATGCCGTCGATACTGAGTCCGTTTTCGACACGCCATACCGGTTTGCCAAAGAGTCCGGAATGCGGCTTATCCGCCTTGTCCGTCCCCCAGGTCGCCATGACTTCGGCTTTATCAATGCCGCCCAGCTTGGCAATCGCGGTAAACAACGAATCCTGGGTTTCATCCAACACATTAGGATCCGACTTGCGCGGCGCCATCGGATCGATCTTGTCCGACTTGCTGATCTTGCCGGTCAAAAATTGCCAGGCGCGGTACACCGGTTGCGCCATGACTTCAGCGCGCACACTGGATCTGACCTGGCGACGCTTGGCCTCCGCTTCGCGCTGCAATGCCTTAATCTTTTTATTGCGCGCATTCTGCAGCCACTGCATATCCCGCAGACCCTTGGCCTGCAGCTGCTCGATCGCCGTCTGGGTGGCTGCGATCCCCATTGCCTGATACTGGGCAAACTCTTCCACCGTCATCCCAGCTTGCTCCGGCGTGCCAAACAATGGCATCAAAGAACGTGCCTGCTCAGCCAGCTTGATCTGCTCGGTCGTGGCCAGCATCCTGTCGAATACTTGGCGCACCTCAGCGTTCAGCTTGCCAGCCTCCGGATGGCGACCCAGAAAATCCTTCAGTGACCGGTACACATTCAGCAGCCAGGCCCGGAAAAACTGGAAAGAACGCTGCAGCTCAATACTGGGCGCCTTACCTTCCATTAGGTAGGCCTCAAAAGATTCGGCGGTACGCTCATGGTAAGCGCGCTTTTCTTCAAAACTCATACTGGTCCATTGACTCAGCTGATCCGCGATGTCGCCCTGGATGCCATGCCAGGCCAACAAGGCCTGTACATCGTCCACGATCTGCTGCTCGCCCGTGGTTAGCCCTTGACCATTTTGCTGCTGAGCCGACAGCTCACTGGCCAGCGCAATATCATTCTCAAAAAAGTAGTGCGCGCCTTCGTGCAGGAATGTGGACAAATCCGCATCTTTCAGCAAGCTGATCGTGTTGCTCTCCGGATTGAACGCGCCCCGGTTCTTTTGCTGGTTCTTTTGGAATAGCACGTCTCCATGTTCGCCATGCAGCTGACGCGCAAACGCGGTAGTCACGGCACCGCGATCTTCCTCCCCGCTGTACTCCATCACCGGCACGCCATGCTGTGCCAGCGCTTCGCGTACCGCTTGCGACGCATCTTGGGGAATGACCGCACCGGCGAACTCGTTGAAATGCACAACCCTTTGCGGCTTGGCTTCCAGGTAATCCACTGGCGTTGAACTAAGCGCCTGGGCAGCATCGCGCGCACTGGCCACCAGCTCCGCATCCGCCGCCGTCACGTTGAACCCGTTTTTGCGGTACGCCGCAACAATCATGGCATCCGTCAGCTTTTTCTTGCCGCCGATACTAGCCAACACCTTCATGGACGCATCCATTGCGCCCCAAATGTCGATTTCGCCGCGCCAGTTAGTTTCGGTAAAGCGCGTTGACGCCAGATCACGGTAAGCGCTTAAGGTGTCATCGCTGGATTTTTTGAAGGCCTCATGCGCTTCGGGCGATACAATCCGATCGCGATCCGCCTGGATCTGTTCGATAGACCGATAGCGCGTGGCCATCGCCGCGCGGGCTTGGCCGGCGCCATAGGTCATGGTTTTCTCTTGCCCACTGACGCGCCCGCTCGTCATTGCTGCTACGACGTTATGCAGCGTTACCGGCAGCTTTTTCCTTCCGACCTGGATAGACGGTTCGCCATACAACGGCTCGACCTTTGACATTACCCATTCGTGGAATGCCGGCGTATCAGTCTGTTCCCGCAGCTGCTTTTCCGCGGCCGAGGTGTCCACTTCATCCGTCACCCCAGTACTGACATCGTTGAAAATCTTATCGACGACCTTCCATGGAATAAACCCGTCCGTGCGATTTGCCCAGCTGCCATCGTTTCCCCAGGTGACTGCTATGCGTTCGCGTGCCGTAAAGCGTGCGTCGTCCGTCAGTTCAGGATGCAATGCCAGGTAGCGGTCCATGGCGCCATGCACCACCGCCGCAAATGCCCGCAGATCCTGGGCCTCATCGCTGGCCAGAAATGCCTCGCGCGCCTCACCTTCCAAACGGTTTGCGGCCGCTGCCTGTTCCTTCGCTGCCCAAGTGGCGCCACCGTGGATCTCAGGATCATTCGACCACTGAAAATGTAACGGCGCTTGCCGCATGGGCATCTCAAACGTTTCGCCCTGCGCCTCTAGGTAAGCCAGTCGCATTGCGGCCGACCGCTCCAGGCGCTCAACCAGGCGTCCGCGATCCGGTGTATTCAGCAGGAAGTCCCAGGCTTCTGACGGGGTGGACGAATCCTTGAAGCGCTGGGCATAGGGCCTCAGCCAAGCAACAAACTTTTCTGCGGCCTTGGTCTTGGCTTTAGGCCACAACAATGCAGGCTTGCGTGCAGAATATACGTCGGCGTCAAATACCGGCGTGCCGGTTGCCGGATCGATCATGTCGCGACGGGCCAGCAGCGTAATATCGCCAAACCCGGTCAGCGGTGAATCTGCCTTGGCAATCCCAATCGACGGCACGGGCATGCCGCCTAGGACCACCGCCTCCAGCAGCTTCTCGGTACTGACGTTGTGCATCGCGACCAGACGATCTGGGGGATTGTCTTGCTGGTGATATTCCTCTATATTCCCATCAGCGCCAGGGAAAGTCCGGTTTGACCCCTCATCAGGGTTATTGGGAAGGCGGGAGTCCCCACCCGCGGCCGTGAGCCTTGGCGCTAATTTTTCTCGCGTGTTCGACGCAAACCAATTATTTACCCCGGCCGTTTTGTCCTTAAAAAATGTTTTCAAATGTAGGCGCTTGCCGTGGCTCTTGCGTTCATTAAGTTCATACACTGCGCCATAGGACTGACCATCACCTAAGTCTTTCACCAGGGTGATTCGCTCGCCTTGGGCGCCTTTTTGGGCAATGCTCCGACCTGCGGCATCGTGATCCGTCAATAAGCCGGCCGCGCGGTTCCAATCTTCAGCCGTCATATTCGGGTGATCGCGCGTATCCGACCGAACATCGCTGCCAAGCGCTACGATGCGCGCATTAGAAACATCAATCCCAGTCAACGCTTGGATGTCTGTGGCCGCTTCGGCGTTACCCAGGTTGACATAAAAAGCCGTATCGCCAGGATTTTTGGCAACGTGATGCGACAGCTCGGCAATCGATCCATTAAATGGCTTGGCCGCTTGGTCAAACTGATCGCCCTGCCCTTCGGCTTGAACGCGCAATCTCTGCTTTTCAAAAAACTGCTCCGGCGTCATCCCCAGCTGGGCGGCCCGGACGGCTGAGCGCGCCGCAATCAGCGTGGCATCCAGCTCATTCTTTTGCGGGGTAAAGCGACCCAGGGTGTTCAGCTCATCCAGTACGCGCTGCTTAACCGCATCCTGGCTGGCGCGAAATTCGGCATGCCCTGCCTGGTCGCCCAGAGCGCGCTCGACTTCCTGTTGCAGCTCCGCAGACTGGTTCTGCATGTATTCTGTTGCCTGGCGCCGGGTGAATTGCTCCCCTTCCAGGCGCAGATCATCGATCAGCTGTTGGCCATAGGTGGGCGCCAACTGCGTCAGATACTCGGTCATCGGAATGCGGATCTCACCGCCGGTCGCCTGCGCGGTTTGGAACTGCGCGGCAATCGACGGCGATGCTTGGCTCAGCGCCTGGACCAAGGCCGGATCAGTCAGTAAACCAGATTGCAGATACACATTTTCCGCGCCGGTTTCCTTGGCCAGCTGTTCGACGTACCCGCCCATCGCCTCCGGGCTGCGGCTCAGCACCTTGCTGGCGGCCATGAGGTTGTTCAGCTGCTCCAAGGCCGCCGCACGCTGCTCAGCGGCCGCTGCACTTTGGCCGCGGTTGGCCACCATCGCCACGCCCTTCATCACCGCCACCTGGCCACCACCGGCAAATGCCGTGGACAGCGCGGTTTCCAGCGCCGCATTGGGACGTTCTGCCAGATAATCGCCTAGCGATTTTTCCGGGTGCAGCATGGCCCACTCATTCATATCCTGCAGGTGAGTCGCAATCTGCTCGCCGCCTTGTTCCTTCACCATGTACTCCATGGCTTTGGTCACAAATTGTCCAGGCTTCAGCATCCCAAGCAGCGCCGGCATCCCGATCATTTCTGTGCCGGCCTCAATGACGCCCTGTGACGAGCCAAACAACAGCGACTCATATTGATTGAGTCCGGCATCGCGCGCCTGGCCATACGCCTGGCCGCCGGTTTCTGCGCCCATCGCCCCTAAAATCCGGCCCATGCCTCCGGTGCCATAGGCCAGCGGCAAGTTGAGTAGGTTCAGACCCAGCGAGCGCATGCCTGAATACCAGCTGCGCTCCAATGTCCCATCGGCTTGTGGCATCCAGTCATCACCGCGCACCTTGGCGGATTTCCGATAACCACTAGCCCATTGCGCCAAATCATCGCCGCCCAGCTGGCTGGGCAAATGATCTCCGGCCGCTTGCACCAATCCCCAGGCGCCCTCATTGAAGGTCGGGATCGCCGTGGCCAATGCAGCACCAGTGTTTTTCAGGAAATTAAAACCTTTTTCTATGCCGCTTAGATTTTCGTGGTCATCGAATGCCAGCTTCGCAAAGTTCATATCAGTCAGCTGGCGTGCCAGCACCGGGCTGGATACCATCATGTCGCGCAGGTTCATGCGCTTGACCATGGCCTGGCGCCTTACTTCGTCCAGGTTGCGTTCGACCATATCCGTCGGTAGCCCGGTTTGCACTGCCAGCTTTTGCGCTTCCGCCGCCTGGTCCGGGTTGCCCTTGCCGGCGATGTCTAACATGCCGCGCAGTTGCTGCTCTTGCTGCTGCAGCTGACCGTCGATCAGCTGGTCATAAATATCGGGTTTTTTGGGTGCTGGGCGCGGCGCATCATCCGCCGTCGCAAAGACATCCTGGCCGCGGGACATCCGCATGCGCGCATGCTCCACGGCTTTTTGCACAATCCCGTCGGTCGGCTGGCCGCCCTGAAGCATGTGATCCACCTCATCCGCTGACAAGGTTGGCACCAGGGACGGGATCTCACGTTCCTGGCCATCCAGGTTGACGCCAATCGATAACTCAGTCGAAATAGCGCCGTCCGGGCGCTTCAATTCTCCAAAGTAACCGGCCCCCTTGGGAGTGCCATCGGAGCGCAATCCATATTTATTGTCGAGCAGCTGGTCATAGATGTCTGGCATATCAATTCGGCTTTCCGGCTTGAACCCATAAAGAGGCAATCGTCTGTTCCGTCACGGGTAATCCGCGCGACATCAGCTTGTCGGTAATGGCCGCCCGTTGCGCTGGCGGGATCGTGGCCACGCCAATTCGTTCACCGCCCACTACCACATAGGCATTTTTCAGATCATCGGGGTCCATCGTGACCAGTGGCTGCTGCTTGGCGCCGCTGAAGAAGGTTGCTGGCGTCCATACCGTTTCCAGCGTGGCGCGGTCGATAATTTGCTGCAGCTCATCCCCGCTGGCTTTGCGCTTGCCGCCCAGGGTGGTTGCCTCAAACACGCGCACGCGCTGATCGATCTGTTGTTCAAAGTTGTGGAAGGCGACCGCCTGGTCATCGCTTTGTTTACCCGTGGCATCAATGATGCCGAGCTTGACTGCAGCGCCCTTGACGCGATCTGCAGTGCCGAGAATATCCAGGTGCTTGGGATCGCTGACATCGCCATGCGCGGCGGCGAGTAGCGCATAACCTTTTTCCAGGTGGGCGTCATCCAGCTTGCCGCGATAGATGTTATAGAAATCCGTCGGCGTCATTCGCGCCAGCTCCGCCTGTGGCATGCCCACAATCGAGGCCCAGGTCTTAGGATCGGTATCAAAGCGGCCGGAACGGGCAAAGCTGGCAATGGTGCCAATATGCCCAGAGTTCACCAGGCCGCGATACATCTGTGGCGGCAGATCTTGTACAGTGGCTTCCGGATGTTTGATCAGATAGTCCTGCGCCTGGCCGACCAGGGATTTTTCCCATTCAGCTTGCTGGGCTTTTTGCACCTGGTAGTCATGCTCGGCACGGGTGGTCGTCGCATCAAAGACATCCGCGCTGATCTCACCTTTTTGGAACATTTCCTGCAGCGTCTTGCGCTTCTGCGCCAGGCTGCCATTCAGGGACATCGACAAACGCAAAGACTCGTCCTTGACGCTGGACTGTTTCACCAGGTTACGCAGATCGTCCACCTTATCCGGATCGATCTCCTTGATATTTTTATCCAGGTATTCGGTGGCCTGCTTGGTCGCGCCCAGACTAATCATGTTATTCAAAACACTGCCGTGCATGCTGGTCAGGGTTTCCTGGCGCAGCTGTGCAGTCTGTTCTGAGCTATAGCCGCGCATCCCGGCCAAGGCTTCCACTTCTGACATCGCAGTCGCACGCGCCATGGAATAGGCGCTGCCGGGTGCGTCACCGCTGGCCCAGTTAGCCACAGCATCATCCACGCCGGTCTTAACGCGAGCAACCGTCTGGCCCTCCCGGTAAACCATGCCCTGGCGCGCCGCATGCACATCGATTTGCTCCATTGCTGACTGTACGCGCCGATTGGCCACGGCTTGCCACATCGCTTGTTGCTGTTGCGTTTTCAGTTCTTGGCCAAACACATCTGCAGTCTTGGTCACCAAGTCGCGGGCGAACTGATGCAGGTTTACTGCCTCACCGCCCTGGCGATTCAGATACCCGCCCGCCTGGTCGTGCATCTGCGTGCGCAGGGCCTCAGCAAACTTATTGTCCAGCTCCTTAACCTTGGCCTCATCCAGTTCCAGCTGCATACCTTACGCCAGCTGACCAATTTCGCCAGAGGATTTTTGCATGGCGGCGCCAAACTGCTGCATTTGCTGCGGCGCAGTTGCCTGCACCTCGGAAGCGGAAAAGCGCCCGGTTGCAGGTGACCCTGGGCTGACTTGGAAGTTGTCGTAACTCGGAACAATCGGCATGTCTTACCTCACGCGATCTGGCTGTATCTGGCTGTACTTGTACCAGCTATTTGCCACGGATCCCGCGCTGCCCAACAGTGAGCTGGTCATGGCGCTAAATGGCGATATGCCGTTGGCAGACACGCGCTTCATCATGGCATCGTTGGAATAATTGGTGGACTGGATGCGCGAATTCCACGCAGCACGGGTTGCATCCGCGCTGATGGTCAGGGCGTCCGACTCCTTCATAATGTCGGTGGATGCCAGGATCTCACCGGCACTGCCTTCGCCAAGATCAATCCCGTTGGCTGCCATCCTGGCGCGTTGCGATGATTTCAGCTGACCGGCTTTTAGCGTCAGCTGGCCGATCATTTTCTGGCCGCGATCCAGAGTGTATTGCGCCTCTTTCTCGGCCATCTTGGCATTCAGATCCGACATGAATGCGGCATGCTGCAGATTGATCTGCTGCATCTGGGCGCCGTAATACGCCCCGATCCCGGACGAAATGGCGCCGAACGTCGAGCCAATCGCTGACATTCCTGCTATCTGTTGCGGGTTAATATCAAAGAATCCCATGGGCTGATCCTCTTTAGGTTGTGGCTACCTTAAAGGCTCATCCCGGAGATACGCGCACCCTTAACCGCCGATCGCGACTTCCAATGTCAGGTTGACCACTGACATCGGCAGCGGGTCGTATTGGCACACAAAGACTTGGCCGCTATCCGCCCAGGCCGGCGTTACCATGACCGAGATTTCCTCGCTCTTGAGGGCCGGTGGCGCGCCAAATGTTTCTATCGTCCGCTGCTTAGCTTCGATCAAATTGTTCTCATCGGGACCCACAAAAATGCCAGACGAGCGGTACACGCGCATCCAAGCCTTATTGATGTTTTTGAATCGCCCCTGGCCAAATCCATAATCCACTTGCATAGCCAACGGCAGCGTACGCATATCCGCTGCAATCGGCAGGCCAACCTGCACCACACTGGCGGGAATATCCAGCTGTATCGCACCTGCAGTCACCACGCGCTTGGGATGCACCGCGCCATCCGCCAGGATATTGACGGTCTTACCTTCCAGGTGACCCAATCCGCTAAGACCATTGCGTGCGAATGACCAGGCCGTCGTCGCCACGCCTTGCAGCGCCGCGGGAATGGCCTTGTCCGCCTGCACGGTTGCTACTGTCGTCGAAGCGGTTGCTAGGATGGTGCAGGTGTATTGCACGCCGGCGGCATCGGTAATGACGATGGCATCGCCCACGTCGGTCGTCGCGGGAAATTGGAATAGCGCCGCCGAAGCCGTCAGTGTGAGGTTTTCGCCAGCAGCCCAAGTCACACCACCAGACAGTGTGGCCGTGGTCGGGCTGGCATTGCGGCCGTCATAGGTCAACCCACTATCCACAAAAAACGCATCCGACTGTGAGGTAAATAGGCGGCTGGACAAGCGCTCGATATAGCGCGACATGACGCCATTGATGGTGCGCAGCACAGAGATATACAAAACATCCTCATTACCCTCGGCCACTACGCAACAGCTCTCAATCACGCCATCGGTATCGTGCCAATGCCAGGCGCCGATCTGTTGCTCAGGCACATAGGTCAGGCCAATCAGCTTGCCGTCCGAGCGCACAAACCAGACCACCGGCATCGGCGCCTTGGAATAGGCCACATCCACAATGTCATAGCCATCGAACAGATGCGGCGCACGCAGACTGATGTCGCCAGTAATAAAGCCATTCGCCTGCCAGGAATAAGCCAGCTCGCGCACATGGCCACCGCGTGCGGCGATATACAACAGGTTATTGTTGATGATGACCGGCTGCACATTGCTGGCGCCCACATAAGATTGCGGCCGAACCGATATTGTGTTGGGTGTAATCACATCCGAATTGACCGGACTCACGCGCCATTCCGCAGAGGATGTTAGCAACAGTAACTGGGTCAGCGTCACCACATGGCGGATCGTATTGGCTTCGCGCGCCGCCACCCGGAAGGCAATGCGGTCGTCATCGCGGATCGGCAGCGAGTAGCTCATGGCCGACTCGGTGCCGGAGCGCGTCATCCAGATGTTTTGTGGTTGATTAGTCGTGCCGGCAAACACACGGCGCTGCTCAAAGTAACTCACCGCCCCTGGATAGTTGCCTGCGCTGGCAAACACCGTTTCATAGATCGGCGGCGTCTTGCCAAGATCAGGCGCAATGTTATCGTCCACAATCGACAGTGCGGTTGAAGTGCGTCCGATATAACCATACAAACCGCCCTGCATCTTGTAGATGTTATAGCCAGAGGCGCCCGCTACCGCCGTCCAGGTAATTGTGTTTTTAGCGCCAGAAACGAACAGGTTATTTGTGCAGGTGCCAGCAACACTGGCTGCGGATTCCGTCACCAGATCCGCGGCGATTGCGGTCACTACATAGTCGTAGGTGTAATTCGTTCCGCTTGCACTCGACGTACAAGTAGGCGCTGCAGGCGCAGCAATCCCAGCTGCAAATGCGATATTGCTGAGCGTCCACTGTGTCCCACCAAGCCGTCGCAATTCCTGCGGCGGGTAATTCGCATGCGTCAGCGTCAGGACATCTGCCGACTGCACATGATGCAAATCAAACAGATCCGCCTGGGCAAATGTATTCGGTATTTCATAGACCATTGTGGGCGGCAAGGCATACCAACGTCCGGCGGCCAGATCGGTGGCAAACGTCCCTGCCGTATGAGCAACTTTGCAATAGTAATTGGTGCCGGCATTGGACGCCAAAGCGCCCACTGCATATACCGTTGCCGTCACCCATGCCGCTGGCGTCGCGTATAACAACGTGCCGCCTTGGGTATGAAAGCGGAAATAACCAGCGCCGACTTCAAGCACCATGGTCTGCGTCGTCGAAAACGTGAACGGGATCAGGCGCACCTTATTGGTAGCAGACCCAGTGTTCTTCGCTGTGTTGACATACTGAAACCCTGGGCGGTTTTCTATCGGACCCTGCGGCCTGGAAATAAAGTTATGGCACAACGCCAGGCCAGACTTGTATTTGCCATCATCGATACGGCCGTAAAGTTCAGGCGCGACTTCGCCACCAGCAAACGAGATCTGCAGCGTGCGGGTATTAGCCATCTCAGCGCCCCGCCATCCAGTTGACGACTTGCTGTGGCTTGATGTTGCGCTGGTTTGTATCTGACGACTCAGCCGCACCCAGGAATTGGTAAGCCAGCTGTAAGCAGCGCTTACCTTCCGCCGCGCCGACATCGCCCTTGATTACTGGACCGGCCAGCATCGACGCCAGCATCCAGCTCAGTGTATTCACAAACAGTGGCGTGAACTTGGTGGTATCCGTCACCTTAGCGGTATAGCGCATCATGGCGCCTTGCTGATCGCTGAAAACGACCTGCGTCCCATCCGCCAGGGTTTCGACAGAATACGGCTGCGTCACATAGCTGCCAGCCCCAACCACCGGCGTGGTCATACTTAGGTAACCATATTGCGGACTCACTGCAATCGGCGCGCTGTAATCATCGGTAGAGTTCGGCGGCAGGATGCCCAAGACATTCAGCACATCCGTCGGTAGCATGTAGCAATAATCCCACTCCGTCGATGGATTGCTCAGCTGCGCCAAACTCACGCGCTTCGTGGCAAATCCCCATGAGTGCATTTCCAGCAAGCTATCGCGGGCAATCGTATAAAACGTCGCGCAATGCTGCGCCTGCATGGAGCCTTCAGGCGGGTTAAGACTGGTGACTGTCGCGGTATCACCCAGGTGCGACAATGCCAGGTTGCAGATGTCTATATCGCTTGCCATATTCAGCCTCTAAAAAAATGGGGGCCGCGGTTTCCCTTGACCCCCAAAGTGGGTGTGACCCCAGGATAAACCTTACTCCGTGTCGCTATCGTCAGCCTGTACTGGCTTGGCCTTGCCAGGCTTTGCCGGCTTGACCAATTCCAGATTGGGAGAAGGCTCACCGTCATACTCCACGATGTCGCCTTCTTCCCGGATGGCGTTGCCGATAAACGACTTTTCAAGGACTCGGTAAGTTGCCATCCCTTAGCCCCTTAAACCACTGAGAAGCCAGAGGCGTAGGCTTTACGGCCGTCACCAATGGTTTCCACGATGTCGCAGGTCACCGTACCGGCAGTGTTCGTGCCTACAACAGTGTAGCGGGCGCCCAGGTAACGCTGACCATTGGAAGCAATTTGCGGATCGATGCGAACAGCGATTTGCTTACCAGCCACCAAGGCTGCGGTCAGTTGTGCGTCGGATCCACCGATGGCCACCACGCCAGTTGTCAGTGCGGCATTTGTCGCGCCGATCACTTCAAACTTCGTGGAAGTACCCCCGGCAAACGCGGTGCCAACAGTAAATACGGCATACAGATCATTACCTTCGCCCATGTCGCGGGCAACGGACAGATCCACGGTGTTTGTCGAAACCGCAGTCACGGTGACTGCTTGCAAGTTCGACAGTTGGAGATTTGCATCAGTAATCATAATCTTGCTCCTTACTCAATTAAGTGGTGTTACCCAGGGTTGCCCCTGGGTATCTGACCGTTAAACCACACGGGCTTCCGTGTTCAGCAGCGCATCCGTGCGACGCAGTGGAACGCCTTGGAAGCTCAACCAGCTCAGCGGTTGACCGAACTGGCTCAGACCATCGTTCACCTTCAACACTGCCTGGGACTTGTCCAGGGCAGCAATCGCCAAACCGCTATGCACGGTACGGTTCATGTAGAAGGCAGCCTTGCCCATGCCAGCATTGGGAATGCGGTAGATTGCACGGGCCATCAGCTTGATGATGTTGGTGGCAGCAGTCGATGCCTGGGTGCCAGTCTGAGCGATCAGGTCAGCGGTATTGATGTTGCAAATACGCACGACATAACGCCAGTCTTTCACGACCAGACCATTCTTCCACTGGTAACGAGTGGCATACGCTTGCAGACGAGTGCCGTCGGCGTTGTACACGGTTTGCTCACCAAGATCTTCGTGGATCAAGCCTGCCTTAGAGCCTTTCGGGAAGGTCGCATACACGGTGTTGTCGCCCCACACCACCAGGTAAACCGAGGTGTTATTCGACAGCGTACCGCCTGCATCCAGAATGTTCTGCGCATTGCCGGCGCCAGCGATCGTACCGTAGCGCGGTGCCAGACCCAGGTACTGCTTAGGATCGGTGGCCGGGTTACCGTAGAACATCGCCTGGGCTTGGGCTTGATTCATCGCCTCAAGGAAGGCTACATCTTCCGACAGACGGAACTGGCTGGTGTTGCCGTTCAGCATTGCCAGATCCTTATCGACTTCGGAACGGGCTTCCAGCATGCCGCAGGCCTCATCCACTTGTGCAGTGGTGGACTTGCTGGGCGGGATACCCATGTTCAGCGAACGCCAGTAAGCGGTCGGCAGACCAGTGCGGATCACGACGCGCTCGCCGGTCGGCAGGTTACCTTCCTTGAACATACAATCTTCGAGAATTTCGTTGGACTGAGACAGAAGCTCAGCCACAACAGGGACTTGACCATTGGGATCGGTGCGCTTGGCCCAGTCGGCCAAGGTCAGTGCGCTAGAGGACAAAGTTGCCATAATTTAACTCCTATTGCTGTGATGGATACAAACGAGTGGACATCGAATCCCAGGTACTGGCAGGCGCTTTCGCCCCTGTTGAACCTGTGACTACGCTGTCAGCACTCAACACATTGCCGACCCTGGATAACACGCGGATAACTTCCGGGTGATTGCCCAGACCGGACTCAACCAGCAGCGTGCGCAGTTCAGGTGTGCCATATTGGGTTAGCACATCGTTCGCCGTTTTGACACTGGCATCCAGCTTTGAACCGCCGAATTCCTTGTCACCACGGGACTGATCTGCCCACATCTGGCGCGCCTCATTCAACACCGAAACCTGACGCTCCGCCATTGCCGGGGCCATCTTGTCGATCAGTGCCTGCGCAGCCTCTTGCGATAAATTTGAATCCTTGGCGAATGCAGTAAAGGCCTCGATTCCCTTGGCATCCATTTGGGCGCCTTCAGGAAAACTGAAATCTGAGTACTGCTCCGGCGCGCCACTGGGTTTGCCGGCTTCGCTACTAGACTCCCCAGTCGTATTCCCATCCTGGGAACTTGCCTGGCTTGCATCGCTAGTGGCTTGCTGCTGTGCCGCCTGGCCGTCATTGCTGGTTTGCAACCCAGCGCTGTTGGTTTCAGCGGCGGTTTGTGATGCGGTTTGGCCTTCAGTGGTCGTTGTGGCTTCCGTCATCAGCATTTCTGTCATTTACATTCTCCCGTAGCATCGTTGGATACAGCTCCGGACAGATCGAATGGATCAATGCCATCGTGCGATTGCCGTAGCTTCGATTCCCCTCCGCAAAAGCCATCGTCATTGCGTTAGTGTTGAAGCTCAAGCGATACACACCGGCCTGGTCCAGAAGGCGCCAAACAATCCGGCGTCCTCGTCTGCTGCCCATGAGCCACTTAAAATCCGCCTCTTCGTTTTCTGCACCTAGCTTGTCGCGTGTTTTGCGATCAGCCTCCGCAGCTTCCTGAGCGCGAATATCGAGCGGGTCGTAACTGCTCATGCTGCTACTCTAAATTTGGTTTTCATCAATACGCGCACCCTACTGGTTTGGATACAGCAAGCTCGCTGCACTCGACTCACCAGCCTCTTCTTTAGTCGGCGTCAGCTCCATCTGCTCAATCTGCAGATCCACTGAACGCCGCGGCTCTCCACCCTGGCTTTCGTCCTGGCTAATCCGCACCACGCACGCCACAGCTGTCAGCTTGTAATCCGCGTCAATTGCCGGCAGATCCTTCATGCCAAGTTTTGCCAGGCTCTCGTCGTCCAGGCACAACCGCAGGCCATAGGGATATTCAGGCACATCGCGTGCAGGCTCGCCCGGCATTGCGGGCTTAGTCACTTTCATGTCTTGCATAGGATCGTCCTCTTAGGTGTAACCACTGAATTGGTGAGTCGCGTCGGTCAGCGCATTCTGGCCACGGGTATCAGTCGCGCTCATGTCCTTGGCGATCTGCGCTTTCTGCTGCATCTGTGCGATTTTTTCCTGCTGCTGCATGGCATCTGCACGCTGCTGCCGGATCATGGCAACCTTGTCACCTGCGACGATCAGTTCAGGATCAACCCCCAGCATGTCGGAATAGATGTCGGCCCACTTGTCAGCATCAAACTTGTCCAGCACCTCAGGCTTTGCCTGTGCAACCATGCCCATACCGCCCACAAAGCGGTCCACGCTGTTGGTGCCAATCGCACGCTGCGCCTGGGCCAGCATGGACACAAACTCGACATTCAGATCCACGCCTTGCATTTCAGGCGGTGGCGGCGGCAAGATCCCAGCCTCGACAATCCGGCTAAAGGTCATATCAATCAACGGATCCAGCAGTTCGTTATGCAGACGTTCCAGCACCGGACCCAGCATCAGTAGCTTTTCTTCATGGCGCTCGGCCACTTCGGTCGCCGTCATCCTGGCGTCCGTACCGTTGGCCAGCATCAGGAACAGGTCGGCATAAAACGATCCATTAATCCGCTGCCGCACGTCCTGGATGTCCAGCAGCAGATGCGACAGATCCAGGTTGACCTCAAATGCAGTCTTGATCCCGGCATGCGCTGTGTTCATATCCACATACGACACCCCGCCTGGCAATCGCTCGACGTCTCGATTCTTCATGGCGGTAGGGACTTGAAGCGGCGGATTGGTTTTGTAATCGATCCCCTGGGCTTTGCGCAGCTGCTCATGCTGTAGTTGTTTAATGTCGCCCAGGGCTTCCATGCCAGGACTGTTGCCATAGATGTCACCGCCTGAAATCGACCAGCGCGGCACCACCGCAGGAAACTCCTTGAACCCGGACTCGCGCAGGAACTTGTCCTTGTCGGCGCCGATCTCAAAATATACCGACCGCCATGGCATGTTTTTGTTGTCGCGCTTACCAGTATCACGATCCGCCCGCGGCTCAATCGCATGGATCACCGTCACCCACTGATCCAGACTTCCGCGGTCATACATATTCTTCACGGCCGTGGAACAATTTTCATAGCCAAATTCACCGACCAGTTCATGCACAGTCTTTTGAAATTCTCGGTACAGCGTGGACACCTTGCCGCGGTAATCTGTGGCAATCGCGTACTCGCCGGTGGTCAGTGGAAAATGGTGGATCACATTGTCGTAATCCGGCACGACAATTGAGGCCGAGGTACCAAAGGCGCCCAGTTCCTCATACATCGAATGCAGCGCCCGGTAGTTATTAGACTTCTGGAATACTTCCAGCATTAGGCGAGTGACATCGTTCAACCAGATTTTCACCGGTTGATAACGCATCAGCTCCGGATCATTGATCGACAACCGGAACCATGGCCTGGCCGGACTCGTCATTCCTGCCATCATGCCGGCCGCAAGAACACGCAATGCACGGGTACCAGTGTTGTCGTAAATCGCGTTATGCCGGCGCCAGCCCTTGTTGCGGTCTTGTACAAAGAATCGGCCAGACCTGGGGAGTAGGTACTGGCTGATCTCCGCCCAGTGACTCCACCAGGTTGCCCGCTCCGCACGCAGCTGGCCCCAGCGGGTGTACAGCTTGTCGCGCAATGGCGACTGCGGATGCGCTTGGGAATCCCCGGTATGCAGGCTCATGGATTAGCCTCCGAGCAGTGTGTTTTTATTCAGGGTGAGTTGGTCATTGCCTACGCCCATCGGTCCGGTCAGCATCGTTCCGGATCCACCGAGCAGCGAGGCCTGACGTGCGCCGGCTAAGGCTGCCCCAACATCCGGCGTCTTGCGGTTTGCCATATTCATGGCCTGGTCCGCCTGGGCCGCCTGTTTCGTTGCAGACTGCTGTGCTATCGAATTGGCTTGCTTCTGAGCTGCCACTTGCGCCTTGGCCGTTTTTTGCTGGTTGTACAATGCGCCGCCAGCCAGACCAACACCAACGGCGGTCAAGGCGCCAGCGCCCAACGCCATTGCACCTGCGCCAACGACTGCAGAAACTACGAAAGCCATAATTATTCCCCCTCTATCAGTGAGATATCCTGCTGCCGCAATGCAGCCCGCCTGGTTTGCAAACGATCTGCCTCATCGGTCATCTCGTCCTCGATCTCTGCCACCGTGGTAAGCGTTGTCGGATACAGCGTTGTCAGATAGGTATCTGTATGCGCGTATCCAATGCGCTTGAATCCAGCACTGGCGGATAAAACGTGATACCCGGTCAAACGCACTGGTCCGTCGTCCGTAGTGACACTCATATCCCCGGCAATGATGCAGATGTTGTCTAGGTTTAATAGCGCCCCGACAGCGGCCGTTCCAGCGGGCAAGAAGATTGTCCTGGCATACATCCCACCATGAATCAGGTGGCGTGTTTCCAGCTCAAGCTGAGGCATCTGCAACATCTGGGCTTCCAGCTGTTGCACACGCTCAAGATCAGGATTGATCTGCGTACCAGGAATAATCTCGTCCATAGCGCGCAGACTATGTGCAGCTCAGCGCAATACGCGCACCCTAGCCACCCAGCAACGTGTTTTTGTCGAGCAGCAACTTGCTCGGCTCCACTCCATTGGGGCCATTCAGCAGGGTTTGATTGCCGTTTAATAGACCGGCTTGCATTGCGGAAGAGAGTGCCGCGCCACTGCCAGCCTGTTTGGCATTCTGAGTCCCAGACATATTCTGCTGGCCAGCGCTGCTAGCCTTAGCGATATAACTAAATTGGTTTGCCAGGTTCGCTGCAGGATTTGCTACCGGCGCTGGGGCAGGACTGCCGCCACCGCCAGCTATCGTACTTACAACCGCACTAATTGCATTGGTCACAGCTCCCATGTCATAACCCCTTCGTAAAAACCATTTCCTGGGGAACATACCCCAGCTTGTCCATCAACCAGGCCAGTGGAGATTCAGGCTTGGCCAGCCACATCATCAGCTTGCCACCTCGCCGTAACCCGTGCGCTTCCGTCGCCTTTAATAGCGCCCGCCCTAACCCCGTGCCTTTACGGTACGGCTTAGATAAGAACAGCAGATCGTTCGATACCACCAGCAATCCACCAAAGTGCGGCGTCGGCGTCATAAAATTTACCGAGTAGCCGACCATCACCTCATCTGCCCAGGCCGTCAGAATCAACAGCATCCCCGTGCTTTCTAGGGTGCGGTAGTGATCCACATTGGGTCGCAGTGGCAATATCGACTTGTGTGATGCCAGCTCATCCCAATGCTCGGCAAACAGCGTTTCCGCCTGTCCGGACTGCATCAGCTCATCAACGGTAGATTCGCGCACATCAAACATGGTCGGCATGGTATTGATACACGAACGTAATACGCGCACTTTGCTATACTCGGCGCAGGAGGTGTCTCATGAAAAAACCGATTTTGATTTCCATCGTCCTGGCCGGTTGCGCCACAACCCCTGGCACTGCCAAGGTTATTAGCGGAACAGAATCATCGGTTATTGTCAGCTACGCAGAAGCACCGATTGGCACCAGCAGCGGAAGCATGTTGCCTGTTGCAGAATCACATTGCGCGCAATACGGGAAACACGCGCAATTTGTCGCTAAAACAGCCGATTTCAGCGGCGCGTTCAACTGCGTCAAATAGACCTGTACGGGTCGTACTCGGCCGCTTTCTTTTGCCTTGCGCTGGCCGGTAACAGGTTGCGCTTCGCCACCGGATAGGCAAACGTCAACGCCAGGGCGTCCGCCAGGTCTGGCGAGGCGCCACCTTGCAGGCGCTTCTTAATATCGTCCTTCGGTTCCAGCACACGCTTGCCGGCCGCGTCATACCAGTAGATCGGCGTGGCCAGCTCCTGCTTTAAGGTCGGATGATTCGGGATCGCGCCGCCCATGCGGATCCACTCGGCCATCAGGAACCACATCTCGGATCGGCGGTTAATGTATAGCGTGGTGTCTGTTGCCTTGCCGCCAAAAGGCACCTCGGTCACATCATGGCCCAGCTGGCGCAAACGATCGATCACCCCGGCGCCGGCGCCAGAATCAATAAACACCGCATCTGGCTCCCACAACTCAATCAGCGCCGCCACCCTGGCCGCCAGGTCCATGTTGTCGATGCCACGGAACACCAGCGGATCAAAGGCCTGCAATCCCTGGCGCTTAAAAATCACCGATCGGTCATCACCGAAGCGCGCCGGATCCACGCCAAGGATGCGTGGCGCATGGTCCATTTCGCCCGGCTTGAATCCTCGCCTGGCCGACTCTTCACAATCCGCCAGGGAAATTAGCTGGTCGTCACCGGCCGCCGTGAAATCGCACAAATACTCGCGAGCATAAGATGTTTCATTCATGTCCCGCTTCAGGCGCTCGACCTCATCCTGGTCAATCGCATTCGTGTCGTACACCGTGTACCTGGCACAATGCCAGTCAGGCAACGCCTCGGCTTTGTAGTACAGCTCGCTGAATAAGTTGATCCCCTGCGGCGTGCCAATAAACAATGCCCAGCCTTTGCGATCAGAAAGCGCCGGCTGCAGGATGTCGTCCCAAACTTCCGGCTTGATCTGCGCAACCTCATCGATCACGCATCCGTCCAGGCGCACACCACGCATCGCGTCAGGGTTGTCGGCGCCAAATATCCGGATCACCGCCCCGTTCGATTTGAACGTCACCGACAGGTCGCTCTCGTTAATCTCCACCGCATTCGACAACATCAGCGGCGTGATCTTTTGCTTTAAGCGCGCCCAGGCAATCGCCTTGGCTTGTTTCAAATACGGCGCCACATAAAAAAACAGACCCAGGCTTTGATTGAACTTCATCGCCTTGTCTACCAACTCCATAATGGCCAGCTCAGTCTTACCCGCCCGGCGATGCAGCGCCAACACCGTAAAACGCTCACGTCGGTCATGGCATTCGCGCTGCCATTCCCGCGGGAAATAGTCCAGGCGGACCGTGATTTCAGACACCAGTGACAACTTTAATCACCACAGTGCTGTCCAAACTGCCACGCACTTCTGTCGGCAAGATCCTGCCCAACAACGCCAGGAATGCAACCGGATGCTCGTCCGCCTGCTCGACCAGGTATTCAACCCCACCCTTGCGTTCCAGAGCGGTCTTGATCATATCCTTCAGTGCCGCGGTGTTTTTGTTAGGCACCCCTTTTTTGCGACCCTTGCCGGCATTTGGCGGCAGCTTTTTTTCAACAGTTTTCTCTACTTTGCTGGTCATTTCACACCTCCACGACCTTAAACCCCATCACCGTTTGACAGCGACGGCGACCACTACAAATGTCGCGCACACTGCGCTTTGAAATATCAAAGATTGCCGCCAGGGCGCCATACGTCATCCCCTCATCGTGCATCTTTAGCAACAAATCCACCTCATGGTTAGTCAGCTTGGCATTCCAGTGACTATCCCCAATGCGACGGCCCTTCTCATTCAGCGTCAGCGTGATCTGCATCTTCGGCCTCCTGGATAAAGTACTCCGGAAAGAGAATCCGGATCCGCTCGTTAGCTTTGTCGATAGCCTTGAGCTTTGCCAAGGAATCGAATTCGGTATTCTCGATCAGGCAGGCGCGCCGAAGGATCAGCTGCGCCTCGACAGGTAACGCAGAATGAAATGGTTTTGGATTCATAAGCTCTCCACAAAAACAGACAATGCGCCCCCTGCTACCGGCGGCCCCAGTCGCGCAGCAAGATCCTCGATCTGCTTGTCATCCACCCAGGCCACACCATTGAGCGCATCCAGGGCCAACTTAAAAATGCCATCAATATCCGGCCGAACTAGACTGGCCAATCCCTGCTTGGTTATTTTCGGATGCAAAACAAACTGCACCCGCACTGCACCTGTTAGCAGCGGCAACCCGGCGTCTTGCGCCAGGGCCGTCGCCCGCACCTTCCACTCGCGCCCCTTGGGCGACAGAATCGTCCGTCCGCGGAAATTCCTGTAAGCCACATTCAACGGCACCGGGTACGGCAATCTCATGCTTTCCGCTCCAGTACCTCTGCCAGCTTCTCGCAAACATGCGCCGCCTTGCGGATTTCCTGCGCCGCCTCGTCCTTGCTGCCCATCCGCATCAGATATTTCAATGCGGCCAACCGGTGGGCGCCGATTTGCTGTTCCAGTGGCCAGGTATCCACCACGTCCCACGGCTCAATCCCCATGTCCTTGTAATGATCACCACCCACCTGGCGCTTCTTTGCACTCATACTGCTTTCCTCTCATCGCACGTTACTGGGCGTGGTCGCTGTGCCGCCTCTCGGTTATCCCCAAAACGCCAGCGTTTTGCCAGGCAACCCCAGCTGGTGAAATGCACCCGCCCGGTTGTCACTCGGCGCATGACATGGTGCAAACAGCCCCAACACTCAGCGCCTTCCGTAGAGCTTCTCAATGGTTTCCGCGAGGACATCCAGCTCACCTTTTTTCAAAACCTTCCACATAAACCCACGGCCATGGATCCCATTGTGTTCGTCGCGATGGCACGATACGCACACCGGAATCGCCAGCGCATCCGGCGACTTGCGCCCAGGCGTCCGGCCTTCCAAAACGTGATGCGCTTCCACCGGGCTGGCGCCACACACCCCGCATGGCAACTCATGGACACGGGCTAAATGCGCACGGCCAAAAGCGCTCATGCACTGGTCCCCAATTTTTTGAGCTGCGCTTGTGTCAGCGCATAACCCTGGCCATGACCCAGATCCGTCAAATTTTCTGGGCGGCGCAGATCAGTGGCCGGCGACCAACCCACAAAATCAACCGTCGGCAAAGTCACAATCGCCAGGACATACACATCCACATCCGGGTTGTCCTTGCGCGTACAAAGCAGGCGCCCAGACTTGTACTGCGTCGCCTTGATGTCATAACGCTTGCCGTTAAACACCCCGTCGCAGGATCCGGACCTGGGTGATAATCCGAGATCCGGGAACACGTTGTACTTTTTGGCAAAGGCATACTCCGCTGCCATGCCAATCACATCTGCTTCCGCACCATCCTGGTCGCCAATCTTGGCGTCCTTCACTCCGGCAGACCGGGCAATCAACGAGCGCATCCGGCCAACCACCTGACACACCGTTATCTCATCGGGCGTCAGCGTCACAATCATGCAGCTAACCTTTCTGGGATATGCTCAGACCAAATCACGCCGCGCTCGGCACCAAAGGCGTAAATCAATTCGACCAACTCAGCAAAAGCCTTTTTACCCATCTGGCTGGTGCGCTGACCGCACACCACAAAGCCACCGTCCAGTCCTGGCACCACCTTTTGGCGTGAAAGCGCAGCGCTGAATACATCCTTCCACTCTTCGTCGCTCAGATATTGGCCGTGCCAGTTCACCTGGCGGCTGACATCCCCAAGCATCGGCCAGAGTTTTGCGTTCTGCTCCAGCGACCGGGTTGGCTCCGCAATCGTCACGACATAGCCTTCCGGCGCGGTCATGCACAGACCAGCTGCCAGCTTGCGTGCGGTATCGTGTACCAGTCGATAAATGCGCTTGCTCATGCCAACACCTTCCCATTGACCAGCGCCTGGATCAATGCCTGCACGCGCTTCCGGTTTACCTCCAACTGCTCCGGTGTAAGCCGGTGTTCCAAGCGCATGGCATCCGCTGGCTTGTATCCCTGGCACTTCACAATAAATTCCCCGAGGCTCGGCGGATGCTGATCTCGCTTGGCCACCTCGATGCCATAGTTGATGGCGCCCAGGGAATACGTTGCCAGATCTTCCGCCCAGGATCGGTACACCAGGTCAAGATCCATCCCGGCCCACTTGCTGTTCAGCTGATTACCGAACGCCAGGGACAGTTTCTGGAATACCCGTTCGATAACTCGCATCTGATCCGCCAGTGGTAACGTCGATAATCGGTCGTTCATTTCCATGATTTCTCCAAATCTGATTGAGGGTGGACATCCGTGGATCTTTAGCTGCTGGCGTGCTAGATGAATTATGTAGCCATTGCGCTTGGAATCCTTGCCAGTTCCTGGCGCAGCAGATCTGCACGGCCTGATTGACGGAAACCCCGGCCTTGGCAGCTTCTCGGCAAAGGGTGTCAAGCGCTGTTTGAGTGAGTGGCGCCTTTTTTGCTTTGCGAACTTCTAGCCAATCTGCAGCCACTTGCGGATCTACGCCAAGGTCGATCAGTCGAGCTGCCGGCTTGGGTGATTCAGAATAGGTCGCGCGCACGCGCTTTGATGTTTCTTGATGGTTATTGATGATTCTTGATGATTCGGGTGCAACAGCTATTGCACCCTTTAGTACGTCTGGTTGCACCCTTTCATACGTCTGGTTGCACCCTTTTGTGTCGTCATTTGCACCATTTTGAATGGGTGCAAAATCTGCACCCTTTATCCAATCAGGATGAATTCGGTACTGACGAGTATGATTTCGCCCGCCAAATTCATTGGCGACCAACAGCAACCAGCCTTCTTTTTCCATCTTGCGCAGCTGATACTGGACGGTCCGCTCGGACTGCCTAGTTTTCTGGGCAAGCGTGGCCACTGCCGGATAAATACGCCGCCCCTCATCATCCGCATGATCTGCCAGCGCCAGGGCCAGCAACATTTCACCGCCGCCTGATGGATAGCGCTGAAACACCTGCGACATCACATGGACACTCATAAATCGCCCCTGTCTATATCTGCGCTTACGTTCCGATCCTTATCCAACGAGGTCGGATTGCACCCAGCGACCCGGCAAATTAAAGTAGCCTCATGCAATTTTCGATCAGACCACTCTTTCAGCAATGCTCGGATCACCTCAGTGCGCGGTTTACCGGTTGCATTGCAATAGCCATCCAGGACGGACAGCTCTTCGTTCTGCACTTGGACGCGCAGCTCGGTTTGCATGTCACGCCTTTTTTGGGTGTGTTGGGCCATCGCTCGTCATCTCACGCCGCCCTTTTGTTAGCAGATGCGCCACTTTTTTGTGGAGTTGTATCAGTGCGCGCCAATTTGCTGACGAGGTATCAACTAAGCGTCCGGCCCGTAGTCGTCCCACTGTGGATTGCGCCAGCCCGATGCTTTCGCCAATCTCAGTATCAGACAGCCCGGCCATATCGCGTATAGACTCGATCAGCTGCTTTGGAGTTGAAGTCAAATAATTCATGGGGTTAATTATATGCACATACGCCTATTTCTTGTCAAGCGCAAACGCCTAGTCTTATGCGCTTTAATGATCAAATGAAGACACTCGGCGAACGCATCAAGTTTCACCGCAAGCAGCGCAAGTTGACTCAGGCCGGCTTGGGAAGGCTGGCCGGACTCGATCAAACTGTTATTTCAAAAATTGAATGCGGCGAAATACAGGAAACCGCCAAGACTCCGCAGATCGCGCAAGCGCTTGGGGTTGATGCCCTTTATCTAGCGACCGGCAAAACATCCGATGAACGGATGTCTGAATTACTAAAAGGCGCATCCTTAAGCGCCGGGCCACAATTGGGAAGAGTTCCGTTAATTAGCATGGTGGCGGCTGGTAACTGGAGCGAAAACGTGGATAACTATGTAGCAGGATATTCAGACGACTGGATCGTAACGACAATCCAAGTCAAGCAGCACACCTATGCCTTGATCGTCGAAGGCGACAGCATGGAACCGAAATTTCCGAACGGCGCCACGATCATTGTGGAACCGGAAGAAGAGGCGCGCAATGGCAGCTATGTGATTGTCCGCCAGAACAGTACAGAAACCACTTTCAAACAACTGATCATCGATGGCGGGCAATACTTCCTGAAGCCGCTTAACGCACGTTACCCAATTATGGCAATGCGCGATGATGCTGTAATCTGCGGCATTGTCAAAGAAATCCGCATGCTCGTATAAATAATAAACGGCGCGTGAGTACCACATGAAAGATTCTGACATCATGGATGAGCCGCTGGTGATTAACACGCATAGTCAGCTGCAAAGACTACGTTGCGGCTACAAAGAACAGGCAGCGCAGGCGGTATTCAGTACCGTGGTGGTTGGCTCCATCCTGGTCTGTTTAATCGCCATCGCCTGCCTAGCAATGGGATTTATGAGTATAAAAACAGTCCAGGGCGTCATAGGCGCATCGGCTTTTATCTGCACCATAGCTTTCTCGGCGTCAGTATTTCAGTCCAAGTAAGACCGACCACCTATAGTTTTCTTTCGGAAACTCATTTACTCGCGCCCTAATTAGGCGGGGACATTACTCGCATGCGCATATTCATTTATTGAATATGCGTTTGCGCTTGACATCATTTAGGCGTTTCTGCATAATTACTCCCAACGCTGATGACTCGGCGTTGCGGCAAACCCGGCAGGCCAGACTCTACGAGTAAGCGTGGCCACAGTGCAGCGGCAGGACTACGGTGAATCCGCACGGGGCGCGACAGGAAGCAATCTATATGGAGGTGTCTAAATGAGTATCTATGACCTAGCAGCACACCAGAACCGCATAAACACGGCTCTGGACCTAATCGAATCTGCTGACGCACATGAGTTGATCACCCTGCTCAACGGCATTTATGACCGGCTGGATGAAGCAGACAACTTGGCGCTAGATAAAACCCTAGTCGCGCTCAGCGAAACCATTGAACGGCTGACTGCTTTTGACCGCGATCCTCGCCATCC